ATCCGCCGGGGTGTGCCCGCGCATATCGAGGGGCGCGACATTGGGGCCGGGCTCCTGCGTCTTATCAAAGAGGTCTGCAAAGGGATCACGCCCGCGCCTAAACTGGGGAGCGAGCTAATCGGGGCGTGCGAGTCCTACGCGGCCGCGAAGGTGATGCCGCTGCTCTCGCAGGAGGGCAAGGAGCAGCAGGCGATCGCGCTCCAGGACCGTCTCGACTGCTTGATCGCCATCGCACAGGGCCTACCCGAAACCGGCACGATCAACACCGTAGAGCGCTACATCAACGAGATGTTCGCCGACGACATGCGCGGTATCCGCCTCAGCTCGATCCACAAGGCGAAAGGCTTACAGGCCGAGCGCGTCGGCATTCTGGAGCCGCAGCAGTTGCCGCACCCGATGGCGCGGCAGCCCTGGCAACGGACGCAGGAACTCAACCTCGCGTACGTCGCGGTGACCCGCGCCCAGCGGGAGCTTTACGTCGCCGGAGCGTTCAACTTAGACATCCCGGCGGCCCGTTTCCCTGAACTCTACCGCTCTGCAAGCTCGCCGTCACCGGCAAGTTCTCAAGTCCCCGCCGCCCCCGTGGCAGCGGGGCAGAAAGGCCTCTCACTCTAATGTCTATCAACGTGAAATACAGCACCGGTTCTGGCGACTTCGCCATTTTGGCGGTGGGGGATCATCCCTGCCGCCTCACTGACCTCAAGCCGGTTACCCGGCCGAAATTCCAGTCCGACGAGATGCAGCAGCAGCTCCAGTGGACGTTCACCAGTCTGAGCCAAACCGACGAAGAGGGGCGGCCCATGATCATCAGCCAATGGACCGGTTTCGGCTACGGAGCGCCGAACGCCAAATTGACGGGTTTGCTCGACCAGTTTTTCGGACGGGCGCTGACCGAGGAGGAGATCGAGCAGATGGACATGGAGCGCCTGGTCGGCCACATCCAGGGCTACGTGATGGTCCTGCCCCACACTAAACAGGACGGCAGCAAGACCACGAAATTCGGAGCGTTCAGGGCAGCGCCCCAACGGGCACTCCCGCAGCCCAAGCAGTTCTACCGCGAGGCGGCAGGGGCGATCCCGGCGACTCGGTCTAAGGACGAACCGGTCATCGACACGAGCGACCTAGAGGATCCGTTCGCGGGCTAGGAGCGCATGATGGCAAACATACAACCACACCTGCCGGGGCTGGCCCGTGCCGACAAGAAGCCGCGTCTCGCCAGGGTAAGCGAAAAGGACTTGGAGCGCCAGGTCGACGAAGCCTTGGCGGCGCTCGGGTACGAGCGGCTCATCCTGGGAGGCACGCGCCCCCGGGTGCGCTGCCCGGCGTGCACGCAATCGTTCCACCCGGGCGGGTACCAGGGCAACACGCCTGGTACCCCGGACCGGATGTATCGTCACCCGGCCTGGCCGCAGTGCTTGTGGGCAGCCATTGAGCTGAAGGGCGAGAAAACCGCTGTGCGGGCCACACAGCAGGCGATGCAGGAGCGTGGCGGGACGGTGATCGTTCATACCGTCGTCGAGGCGCTCTCGATCCTGAGTGACATCGAGGAAGAACTGAGGCGGCTCGTGATTGGAGCCGCGGAGCGTGAAGCCATCGCGCAGCGGCAACGTCGGATCGACTTTATGCTGAAGGGACTACTCCTGGCCCCCAGGGCGCAGGACGGCCTCCGCTCGGCGGTGGCGGCGGGAGAGGATGTGGAATCCCTTTGAACCCCGACAAATCCATCCATGGGATTCCACATCCGTATCCACCACCCCAAATGTTCTGCGCGTTTGTCAGGTCGTGCACCCCTGAATACAACCGCTGTATCTACAACGACCTACGCGCGGAGTACGACCGTAACCCCTCTTTGTTCTCAGTCACGCCCCAGAGGATCCAGGCAAAAGACGTGGTAGCGCGGGATACCTACCCACCGCGTCCCTGTATCTGGTGCGCACAAACGTTCCAATCGCACCGCTCATTCCACCGCCAGCGCTGCTGTGGGCCAGTGTGCTCCACAAAATGGAGCCGCTTCAAGCACAACGATACTCGGGTTGCGCAGGTGGATGCCCGGATCGAGGCGATAGAGCGGGGGGATGTGATCGAGCCATTGGCCGAAGTGCCGTTTCGAGTGAGAAAAAATTCCCGATGAACGCCTACATAGAAGAGTTTTGCGAGACGTACGCAGGCTGGGACGAGGACCAGCCTATGCGCGCCATGCTGGCGCAGTGGGCCGCGCTGGTGATCACGGACGCCGACACGCTGGCGGACGCGCAGCGGACGCTGCGCGTCCGCTGTCCGTGCTTGGAGCGCAAAGGCTGGCGCTACAACGTGTGGCGCGAGGAAGCGAACTGCGCGCTAGCCGAGCGCTACCCCGAAATACGCCTCGCTCTCTCCCGGCGGGCTTCAGCCCGCCGGGAGAGAGCCCGATTGCGCGCCGGTCTGTCGCCTCTGCCAGCAGATATGCAGCGGGCCCTCTTCGGCACGGGGATCACGCCGTGACCAATCCGACTCTCTCACCAGTCCTCAAAGCGGCCCGCTGGTACGTCAGGAGCGGTTACAGCGTGATCCCCGTGCGCCTAGACGGCAGCAAGGCGCCCGCCATCAACCGCTGGAAGGCGTACCAAATCGTCGTCGCCGACGACGACGATTTGGTACGCTGGTTTGGAGCCGGGGCGAATGGCATCGCGATCGTCCATGGGCAGGTCTCTGGCCACAGTGAGGCACTTGACTTTGAGACCGAGGCCGCCTATGAGGAGTGGGAAAAGCTACTGCGTTCCCACGGGGGGGCGAGAATCGCCCAACGACACATCGTGGCGGTCATAACGCCTACAGGCGGTCGGCACGTTTATTACCGTTGCCCAGACGGCGTTCAGGGAAATCAGAAGCTGGCTCGCTTCCCAGATGGGGCCATCAAAAGCGAGACTCGGGGGGAGGGCGGCTACACACTCGCGCCTGGCTCGCCGGTGACGGCGCACCCGAGCAAGCGACCGTATCGAAGCGTCTCAGGCAGCTTTGACGACGTCCCGTTGTTCACGGCCGACGAGCGTGCCTTGTGCCTGGCGCTCGCCCGCTCCTGCAACGCGCAGGCTGAGACCCACGTCACCGCTCCTGCACCCAAGGCGGGCGCGGCCACGACCACACCCGGCGGCAGACCTGGCGACGACTACAACCAGCGCGCCACTAGCGCCAGCGTCGCCGAGCTGCTCGCGCGCCACGGCTGGCAGGTTACGGGCTCCCACGGCGAGGCGATCCACCTGCTGCGGCCGGGCAAAACAAGGCCAGGTCTATCGGCGACGATAGGATACGTCGCGCCCGGAGTCCTGTACGTCTTTTCGTCCTCGGCCGCGCCGTTCGAGCCGGACGCATCATACGATGCGTTTGCTGTGCTGACTTTGCTGGAGCATGGCGGCGATTTTTCGGCAGCGGCGAGAGCGCTCGCCGAGCAGGGCTACGGCGATCCGCTGCCACCCAGCGTACGCGTGAGCGTCTCCAAGTACGCCCCGGTGCAGACCACTTCGCATGGTCAAGGTGCCGGTTCGGCACTTACGCCTTCGGCACTTACGCCAAAGGTCGAGGTGGCACTGGAAGAGGATTCGGACGACCCGTTCGCGCGCCCGACGCCCGTGGTGGGCCCGCAGCCGAGCTACCAAGCTCGGCGCCAGGCCGACGACCCACTGGTCAAGTCGTCCGCCCCGGTGACGATGGGGATGGCGCAGACGGACCTCGGCAACGCGGAGCGGCTGGTAGCGCGCCACGGTGGGGATATACGGCATTGCCCAGCGCTCGGCTGGCTCGTCTGGTCGGGTACGCACTGGAGCATCGACGGGTCGGGTGAAGTGCTCAGGAGAATGAAAGGCACCGTGCGCGGCATTCTGGAGGAGGCGGCGGTGCTGCTGCACCAGGCGGGCCAGGCGACCGACTCGGACACCGCCAAACACCTCCAGGCCGAATCGGACCGGCTCAAAGCGTTCGCCCGACGATCCGAGATGGAGGCACGCATCCGCGCTGCGATCAGCCTGGCGGAGAGTGAACCGGGCGTCTACGTCGCCTACGAAGAGCTGGACAACAAAGCGTGGCTGCTGGCCGTGCAGAATGGGACGATCGATCTGCACACGGGGCGTCTCCAGGCTCCGCGCCGCGAGGATCTGCTCACCCGATCTCTGAGCGTCGCCTACGACCCGGAGGCCACCTACCCCACCTGGGAGCGATTTTTATCGCGCACTCTACCCGACCCCGACGTGCGCGCCTATATCCAGCGTGCGGCTGGCTACAGCCTCACAGGCGACGTGAGCGAGCAGTGTCTGTTCATGCTCTACGGCAAAGGCAGCAACGGGAAAAGTACGTTCCTCCGGGTCTTGCTGACGCTCATGGGGCCGCTGGGCAAGCAGGCGGTAGCCGACCTGCTGATCGCGCGCCGGGCGGGCGAGATGAAGGACGAGATTGCGCAACTCGCGGGACGGCGCCTGGTGGCGACTATCGAGGTGGACCAAGGCAAAGCCATGGCCGAAGCGCTGGTGAAAACACTCACCGGCGGCGACCGGATCACGGCTCGGTTCCTTTACCGCAACTCGTTCGAGTTTGAGCCGACTTTTAAATTATGGCAAGCCGTCAACCACAAACCCGACGTCAAAGGGTCGGATCACGGTTTATGGCGACGCATCAAGCTGATACCGTTCATGGAGACGATCAGCGCGGATGAGAAAGACCCGGACCTTGCCGCCAAGCTGACAGCCGAATTGCCAGGCGTGCTCGCCTGGGCGGTGCGTGGGTGCCTCGACTGGCGCAGCGCCGGTATGCGGGAGCCAGGCGCGGTCCAAGCACAGACGCAGGAGTACCGCAAGGAATCGGACGTGCTGGGCACGTTTCTCACCGAACGCTGCGTACTGGCACCAACGGCCCGCGTGCGGCCTGCAGAGCTGTATCATGAGTACGTGGCCTGGGCTGAAGCGCGGCGCGAAAGGCCTCGCTCACAGATCCATTTCAGCCGCCACGTCAAGGAGTGCGAAGGGGTCGAGAGCAAAATCGTGCGCGGCTTCCCTTACTACTGCGGCGTTGGGCTGCTCGCGCAAAACAGCGGCGAGGGTGAACCATTGGGGGGCGAGGGTGAACCATTGGGTGAGGCTTTGGGTGAACCATTTGCGAGGGGGGGTGAACCGGGTGAACCATTGTGGGGGAACTCTCCGCAATGTCCCCGCTCATACGTGAACAAAGGTTACACAGACGAAAATGGTTCACCCTTAAAAGAAAATACCTCACCCTTAGAAAGGGAAAGGAGAGAGAAAGAGGTAAATACTGCTAATAACAGTCAAGAACGAGAGAAAAACGGCTTTGAGCAGGGTGAACCATTGGGGGGCAAGGGTGAACCATTTGAAGACGGCTTCAACGCATGCGAGCGCTGGCTGATTACGATCCTCCAGACGGCGCCCCCGGTGGGTGAACGCTGGACCTGGAGACAGCAAGAAAACGCGGCTGTGGTCGCAGGGTTCACCCCACTGGAGACGATAAACGCTAGGATGCGGCTTTTGCGCGAGGGCTACATCGACAAAAACTGCGAGAGGGTACTGTGATGAACGACGGCCCGGCTTTGACAACGTTTACTATCAGCCTGTACAATCTGGTGACCCTATCCACAGGCCCATTCGCCGGACCCGGCGAATGTACCACGATGGGGCACAACCTCCAAGGCGCAAGACGCCCCGGCCGCAAAACTGCGTGCCGAAGGTGCGTCTGATTTCCTGCTCGTTCCGGCTGTTTCTACGTGATTGATGGAGTCTCCCCCCCGTGGAATCCATATATAATCCTACGGCCCGCAACCGACGCAAAGCCGAACGCTTAGCTCTCGCTGCTCGGCGTCAGCGCCGAACTCACGATGAGCAAGAACTTGCCCTTTTTTGCGCCCGGCAGACCGGCACTCAGTACCAGGTGCCGCTTGACACGTACGAGGTGCGGTCTGCGCCTCATCGGGAACGTGTTAGCGACGGGCAGAGCCACGGTCTGGTTCCACACGACGAGCAGTTTCAGGCCGCCCAAGAGAGGTTCCTGCGGGTCCTTGCCGAGGCGCCTGACATCGATCCGGATGCCGAGCCGATCAAAGTAGACGGCGAGTACGTGGGCGGCGTCCGCGGTGTGATGCTGCAACGGCTGGGACGCCATTTCAAACCCGGAGCGAAACCACCCCATGGCGGGTGAGACACCCCATGGCACAAGTCGGCGGACCCGGCGACTTGACCATGGCGGACCGGCAAGTACTTGCTGTGGCGCTTTGGCCCGCTCGACTGGCGAGCCCTGCCAGCAGCCCGCCATGGCGAACGGCCGCTGTCGGTATCACGGCGGGAAGTCCTTAACCGGCGTTGCGAACCCGGCGTACCGCGATGGCCGCCACAGCAAGTACCTGCCGGTCCGCCTAGCCGCCCGCTACGGCCAGAGCTTGCTTGATCCGGACTACCTGGCCTTGCGCGATGAGCTGGCCCTAGTCGACGCCCGCATTAGCGAGCTGTCTGAGAGCCTGCCCGACAGCGAGGAGATTGCCCAAACCTGGGAGTCGTTTCGCGCCCACTTCGCCGGTGCGGCCAGTGCCTACGACCGTAGCCGGGACAGTGCGTTGGCACCCGAGAAGCGGGCAGAGGCGCAGACCGAATTTTTTCAGCGCTTCGAGGCTGCCCTGTTGTTGTTTGCCGACGCGAAATCGATCGAGCAGCGCGGGGGTGCTCTCTGGGACAAAATCGGCGACTGGCTGGAGCGACGGCGCAAACTTTCCGAGACCGAGGCGCTGCGGGTTTCCAAGGCTGCCGAGTCCATCAGCCGCGACCGGCTTGCCGCGCTGATGGGCGCGATCGCTCAGCTTATCCGTGCTAATGTCCGCGACCCTGCAACGCTCAACGCCCTACAAGACGGACTGCGTCGGCTTTGCGCTTGAGCAGCTCGCCGACGCGCTTGTGGCGAGCGGCGTGCCCGAGCTGCCGTTCGGTCTGGGCGATCTTTACATCCAGACCAAGGACGCCCGGCTGGTCGTGCTCGGTGATGTCGTCAACGATGTCCAGGCGGCGATCTTGGACGACGTGGCACCCGCTTGGCACACCGGCGACTGCACGCTCGCGAGGGGCAGTCGCGAGTACGATCTCAAGGCGCGCCAGTTCGGGGTCAGTACGTTGTTTCTTGCGCTCTATTTCCTCGATACGATCAACAACCCCGATCGTAACACGGTTGTGATCGCTGATGACGCCGAAAACACGACCGCGTTGTTCGCGAAGGTTAAGCTTTTTTATGATAACTTGCCGACCAATAGGCGGCCGCGCACACGCTACAGCACAAAGACAGAGCTAGATCTGGCCGACCTGCGCTCGACGTTTCGGGTGTTGACGGCTGGCAAGGGTGGCGCTGGCCGGTCGCGCACGATCCACAATTTGCATATCAGCGAGCTGGCGTTTTGGCCCGACGCAGATGTTGTGCTCACGGGGCTGTTGCAGGCGGTCCCTGCGGGTGGCAACGTCACGATCGAAAGCACCGCCAACGGCCGGGGCGGCAAGGGCGAGGCGTTTTATCGGGAGTGGCAAGCGGCGGTGCGCGGCGAGAACGGCTACCGCCCGCGCTTCACGCCCTGGTACGCGCACAAGGAGTACTCCATTGAGCCTGACCCAGCGTTCGTGCCGATCACAGGGCCCGAGGACGACCCGCTGGTGCGGCGCTTCGGCGACGAGATGGCGCTCATGCAGCGCCACCGGCTCACGCTCGGCCAGATCGCCTGGCGCCGGGAAAAGATGCTGGAGCCCGGCATGGGCGCGCAGTTTCGGCAGGAGTACCCGGCCACCGCCGACGAGGCATTTTTGGCCAGCGGCGCGACGTTTTTCAACGACTTCGACGACCAGGTTGGGGGTCGACATGTCGTCGCGGCATCAGATGTGCCCGCCTGGTGGCATTTTGCAGGCGGGTTTGACTACGGCAAGAGCGCGCCCGCCTGCTTCTTGCTGGGCGTCTGGAATCCGGCCGAAATCTGCCGGGTTCTCACAGAAGTTTATATGCCCGGTGAAGAATCTGACCAAGCCGATGCCATTGTGGGCGCGCTCAAGCGCTTCGGCCTTTGGGACAACACAACCGGGTCCAGCCGCTGCGTGATCTACAGCGATCCATCGATCTTCCCAGCAACCGATCCGAAAAAACGGATCGGCCGACCGATCGTGCAAACGTTTTGGGACAAGGGGCTCCAGACGGTACCTGCACAAAACAATCGTCTGGCAACCAACAGCAACCTGCGGACGTATCTGTCGCACGACAAAATCCTGATTCACGCGGAGTGTCGTAACCTGATCCGCACCCTGCCGACGATGATTGTCGACCCGAACGACGCGGAGGACTTTGACCACCGCCCCGGCATCGAGGACCACGCGGTGGACGCCCTTCGCTACCTGCTGATGCACCGAGACATTCGGCCGACTGAGACTGTCTCACGTCTCCCTGACACGGCCCCACGTTGGGCCAAAGAGGCTGCCCACCGCGCCCGTGGGCCTCGTTACTAATCCCAGCCGCCAAAGCTCACACAAGCTCGCCGTCACCGGCGAGCTTGTGTAGGCGGGCCAGGAAACGCGATCTATGCACCTTGCCGTCGCCCTGCTGCTGTCCGTGGTCGCCCTGCTGACCGGCTTCATCGCCGGCTACGTCTGGGGCTCTTGGGCCGGTGCCACGCGCCATGCCTGCCCGGTCTTCGACCGTAACGCCGTCCGGCGCCGTCCTCGGCAGGGCGACGGTAGAGAGGTCAAATACTGACTATGCCGGTAAACCAAGTTGCTGGGCCACCCTCGATGCCGATGGGGGGCGCAGAGACCACAGGAGGTGCCGTGCTGGCGGTTTCGGCACCCAACCCTGCCTGCGTGTTGCTTTCCGCGCTGGAGAGCGTGATGGACGCCGATAGCGCCCGCATTGTGCTGCGCATACTGCCCGTCGTGTTGGCCTCCGGTGCGGGCACCTCTCACCGAGAAAACCACCTGCTGCGCCAGGCGGGCGCGTTGCTGAGAGACGCCGCGCGCGAACAGAACTCGCCGCCACCACCGCCATGACGCCAACGATCACGACGCCGACTGTATTAACCCTGGGTCTTGCGCCCGAAGGAGCTGACCATGCCGAAAACGAAAAATACTACCGCCCCACCGACTGACAAAAGCGACGAGGAGCGCCACTTGCTGCCCTCGTTTGTGCTGAGCGACGAGGAGCGCCGCTTGATGCGCTCGTTTGTGCCGACGCTGCTTGATGAGGCAGCGGTGACGACCACATCGCTCACGATGGGCGAGGCGCTCACCCTGCGTGGTCTCGCGTCCAAGATCGCCGTCCTAGCCACCCTGTAGACGACAGACCGTACGCCCTTCTCATGCCCCGGCTCACCTCGCGACTTTTCTCCGGCCTCGGCCGCCTCGGGCGCGGGGCTGCTCTGTCTCGCCCACAGGAGGTATCTGCACGCCAAAGCGCAGGGAGTCCGGGCCATTTCGAGCCTCTCGGCCCAGACGATTTCGACAGGGACGAATTCGAGGAGGCGGACGAGGAGCGCGGCGCGGTCCCGCCCGAAGGCGAGGCAGCGTGCGTCGATGAGATCAAGCGCTGGGTTGAGAACGCAAAAGCGGCGCGCGCGCCGCTGGAGGGCCTGTGGATCGAGGCCATGGCCGCGGCCGAAGGTTATCCCTTCGTGGAGTGGGACGAGCGCCAGCGCCGCTTGTCGAGCATCTACACCGCCGACGATCGGCACCGCTACGTCTGCCCGGGCGTGGTCAAGGAGCTGCTCGAAAAATTCGTCGCGCGGGCGACGCAAAGCAAGCCTGACGCGTCGCCAGTCGCTGTGAGTCAGGCCGATCTTGACCAGACGGCGGCCCGCGAGGCCCGCGCGATCTTCGCCGAGTGTGAACGCGAGCTCGATCCGCAAGGCACGCTGCGGCGCCTGGTGTACCTCGCTGGTATGAGCACCACAGCATTTCTCCAGCAGTATTGGGACGAGGCTAAAGAGGCATTGGTGCCTGTATTCGGCCCGTCCGGGGTCATGACCGGCGCCAGACTTGAGCGCGTGGGCGGTGTGTGCGAACGGGTCTTCTCAGGACTCGACGTCCTGCTCGATCCAAGCGCCCGATCCTGGGACGAGGTGCGCCGTCTCTGCATTGTGATGCGCGTCCCGCCCGAGTACGTCAAATCCAAGTACGGCCTAGCGGTCGAGCCTGACGACGACGACACGCTTGCCTACGTCGACGCCCTGTTTACGGCCCGCTCCCGGGGTGCGCGCATGCAGGGAGCCAAAAAGCCGAATCTGTGCACGCTCTACGTCGTGGAAGACAAAGCTGGCGGCGCGGGCAGTAAGTATCCGCAGGGGCGCTATACGGTCGTTGTGGGGAATCGCCTGGCCCGCTACCAGGTGACGGGCCTGTACCCGCCCTACGACAAATTTTCGGTCATTCCACTGGGCTACCTGGAGGCGCAGGGTACGCCCTACGACCTGGGCAAGGTCGACGAGACAGCGCTGGCGAGTGAGCGCGCCATCGGGCGCATCTCGTCGCGCTGGCTGGAAAAGATCGAAAAGGACCGTATCTTCATCTTCGAAGGGCCGGGCACGCAGACCGCTCCGGACGCCTACGAGGACGACGTCGCCCGCATCGTCAAGCGGGTGCCGATTGGTCCCCAGACGCCCCAGATCACGCCCATGGCGCCCGTCAGCAGAGACTGGGCAGACATGATCCAGTACCACCTGGGGCGCTTGCAGGACCATTTCGGGGTCCACGACATCAGTCAGGGCAAAACCCCCGCCGGGGTCACGGCTGGCAGCGCCATCGAGTTGCTGCTGGAGTCCGACACGTCGCAGATGTCGATTTTTTTGCAGCGCGTGGAGCGTTTCTCCCAGCTACAGCGCGAGGGCTGGCTTCGCCTATACAGTCTGTTTGCCAAGGAGCCGCGGATCACGAGCGTCGACGAGTCAGGCAGCAGCGTGGGCGCGCAGTCAGGCGTCGTCGCGTTCGACGCGCTCTCCCAGGGCGGCCAAGTGCGCGTCCATGTGATACCCGGCAGCGCCGTGCCCAAGACGCCGGCGGCAAAAAACGAGCTGTATATCACGCTCTATAACGCGGGCGCTATGGGGCCGCCCGGCTCGCCCGAGGCCAACATCATGCTCTGGCGCCTGCTGTCGGACTCACGCAGCGATGAAGGCGTCGAGCACGCCCTGGACATGCTCCAGCAGCGTGAGGAGCAGCAGCAAGCTGAACAGGCGGCAATGACAGGCGCGGCCCAGTCGGGATTGCCTCGCTAGGCCAAGTCGCCGAGCCTGGCGAAGCCGAACCCCGAGTTACCAAGCTCGGGGTTGGGCGAATGTCCCGCAGATACCTCGCCGTCCCGGGTTGGGCGCTAAACGACCCGGATGGAATCTGTTGATTCCGGAGAACCACCTATGGACGAACTACTCGCAGACGGCTCGTCCGCGTCTGCAACCAGCGATGATGGCCCGAGCTACCAAGCTCGGGATGGTCAGGGATTCGAGGCGCGCGACTATGGCGACAGCTTAGACAGCGCTGCCGAGAAGGCAACGCTTGCCGAGCCGGAAGGGGGTGTTGAGCCTGCTGTAAGCCCCGAGCCGGACGCTGCGGCGACCGTGCCCTGGCACAAAGATCCGCGCTTTCAGGAATGGAAGCAGGCTGAGACGCGCTACAAGCGTTTCGAGAGCCTGATCCAGCAGCTCGAAACTCAGGGGTTCGGCTCCGCCGACGATATCCAGGCGGCGCTCGAAGTACAGCGCCAACGCGAGGAGCTTTTGCACTACCAGCAGAGCCTGGAGGAGCAAGGCGTCGACGAAGTCGTGCAGCAGGAGTTGATTGCCGCCCGGCAACACGCAGCCCAACTGGAGGCGCGTGATCGTTACTGGCAGACACACGTGACCAACTCCGCCCTGCGGGAGGCGCGCGCCGTCCTGCCAGATATGACCCCAGATATTGAAAATCATTTGCGGAAATTGCCGCCCGATGCCATCGGCCAGATCGCCGAGACCCTCGCCGCCTATAAGGCGAGGGTCGAGAAGGCCGCTGTCGCCCGCTACGTCACCGAAAAATCCGCCGCCTTAAAGCAGCACCAGCAGCCGGAAGTCGGACGGGGGACTCCCCCGTCCGCCCGAATTGAGAATGCGTCGCCTGATACGCCGCTTTCGCAGCTTCTCGGCCTGCTGCCCCTGCCTCGGCGCGGATAACGATGGCGGAGCTACCAAGCTCCGTCCCATAACGGACCACTTAGGAACTCGGCAAGCAGGGCAGATGCCCTGCTTTGCGGGGTTTTGTGGTTTTGGAGACTCCTATGCCCGTCGAATCCCAATCGTATACACTGTCCGAAATCGCCGGGCGCAGCAATGACCCGATCCTCAAAAAGGTCGTGAACGTGCTGCACGAAGGCAACAACATCATGACGGATATCCCGTTGCGGACCAATGCGGCGCTCAAGATGCGCTGGTCGCGCTACGACCACACCTCGTCGCTGCCCACGATCAACTGGGCCAAAATCAACGAAGAACCTGCGGCAACGCGCGGCAAGCCGAGCTTCTACAGCACGGAAATGGCACTGATCCGCAATCTTTTCTCCATTGACCGCCGCCTAGCCGCGCAGCCCGACACCATCGGCAACCCGATCGACGACGATTTTGAGATCTGGAAGCAGGTTTTGCAGTACGAGTTCAACCGCCGGTTCATCTATAACGACCCGGCGACCGGTGAGGAAGACGCGCCCGCAGGAATCAACACGATCCTGGCGAACCCATCGGTTTACGGCATGATCTCGGACACCAAGATCAACGTCAACCTCGACATCTCGCTCGCGAACGTGACCGCCGCGGCGGCGCGCGCGCTCATGGTCCATTTGCAGCGCATCATTGCCCGTTGCACAGGCGGCAAGCGGCTCAAAGGTATTTTCTACTGTAACCAGGACACGCTTGTTCTTGTTGCCAACGCCGCCCGCGTATTGGGTACGGGTGCAGGTTTCGACATCACACGCGATTCCTACGACCGTCCGTTTACGACGTTCATGGGTTACCCATTCAAGGACATCGGCTACGACGTCTCCCAGACGAACTACATCATCACCAACACCGAGCCGGCGACCGGCACCGGCAACACGGGGGGCACGGCGACGTCCGTTTACTTTGTGACCTACGGCGACCAAGCCGTGACCGGCTGGCAGCCCGAAGACCTGACCATCGAGCCGCTCGGTCGCTCGGAGCGCGGCACGCACAACCTGTATCTCATCGACTGGGGTGTCGGCTGGGCGTTCAAAGGCCCGCGCTGCATCGGCCAGCTCCACAACCTGACCCTGGGCTCGCTGCCGTAGCAAGCTCGCCGGTGACGGCGAATTCTCTAGCGCCCTAACGGACCCTGACGATTCCCACGCGCGCGCGCGGGAATGGAGAACGAAACCATGCCTTCTGACGCTCTTCGCGTGCTACAAGCGTCGACGACGCGCACCGCCGCGTTCAACGGTGCCTTTATCGACATCGGTCGCGGCGGCCAGAACACCGATCTGGTGTTTCGGGTCAAGATCACTGCTGCCAACGCCTCGGGTGCTACCGGCACCGCCGTGTTCCGCATAGCGGACTCGGCCGACGGCACCAACCCGATCACGTTTTTCAGTCCGACCGAAGGCACGGTGACGCTGCCCGTGTCGCCTGCCGCCTTCAATAACTACATCTACTTCCGCGTGCGCACGCCGCGGCGGTACATTCGCCTAGAGCTCCAGACCATCACTGGCACATCCGCTACCGTCACCTACTTCGCGGAGCAGACCACCACCGACCCCAATCTGTCGTAGGTCATAGTCGCCGGGCCCGGCGAAGCCCAACCCCGAGTTACCAAGCTCGGGGTTGGGCGAATGTCCCTCAGTGCCACGCCCCTGAAAGTGCGAAATTTCGCCATGCCGACCCGAGCCGAGATGAAAACCCTGCTGCGTGTGCGTTGTCGCCCGCTTCTGCCGCCCGGCACCGTGGTCGACCCCCTTGCTGCCGACCAGTTTCTGACGATCAAAACGGATGAGATGGCGCAGCGCACCTGGTGCTACTGGCGCCGCGCCGCAAGCGCCGTTGGGACCGGTCAAGCGCTCTACTGCTACCCGAATGCTGTCGGCTACAACGACGACGACACGCTCCACCGTTTCGAAGGCGGCCCGGAATTTTTCGACATTCGCCGTGTCGCCTGCGAGGATGAGAGGGGGCAGGTTATCGTTTTGGAGCAGGCGACCGATGCGTTTCTCGACGCCTACGCGGCGGGCTGGCGCAAGTCGCCCGAGGTGGGGCGTCCTGCCGTGTGGGTGGCGCGCTATCCAAAGATCGAGCTGTACCCGGTGCCAAGCTACACCCGCGCGGGCGCGCTCGTCGTCGAGGGCTACGCCCGACCGTCGTCGTCATGGAGCCAAGACGGCGACAACTTCCCGCTCCCTGCGGCCGCCATGCTCCCCGTCATCGCCGGGTCGGCGGCGTATCTGACCGGCAGCGCCGCGCTCGCCACAGAGTTTGAGGCGGGCGTGAATCTGCTCTGGCGCCAGAGCATCGGCCAGCACGAGCAAGGCCGCGCCCACGCCCCGACGGTCCTAGGAGGAGCGTCCTGATGGCCGCGCTCACACGCACCTCCCTTGTCGACGCCACGCTGTCGCTGCTGGCCGAATCGCGTGAGACCGACATGGGTGCCCTGTACGCGTCTCCGGGCGGCGCCGAGGCGGTGTCGTGGCAGGACGGGATCACGCGCGCCATAAACGATGCTTCGGCGCACCTCGCCCGCACGGCCGTCCCCATCGCCGCCCGGGCCAGCATTGTCGCCTTCGCCGCTCCAGAGGCCCGGGCGGCAGACGCCGCCCCGCTCGCTGGCGCGGGGCCGCTGTGGGCGGTCACCGGCGTGCATTTCAACAGCCTGCCGCTCGCCGAGATGGAGGCGGCGGATTTCGATATCCACTTTGGGACGCAGCTCGTGCGCGGCGATCCGCGCTACTGGTGCGACCGGGGCAGCGGAACCGTCTCGCTCTCGGCACTTGCGCTCTCGCCGCGCACGCTGCTGCTCATCGGCCTCGCCCTGCCTCCTGCGCTGTCCTTGCCCGACGCCGAGCCGACCGGGACGACCACGACGCTGACGGGCATCGATGAGGATGTGGCGTGGCGCCTCGTCCCAGTCGGGGCTGCGCTAAAACTTGCGGGATCGAAGCTGCTCGACGCGCAGATGCCGCCGTTTTTTGCCGCGCTGAAGGCCGAATGGGACGTCGAGCGCGCGCGCCTGCGGGCCGCAATCCCCGAGCCGATCCGCCTGCGCCACTACCCGCAGGCGGCGACCACGGCCGCGCGGACCTCTGCGGGGGGTAGATGATGGCGACTACCTACAAATTTGCGGTCGGGTACTACATTGGCTACGGCGCGCTCGCCACCACCGCGCTCCTGGATGACAACGCCCCGGGCGACACCCTCACGGGGGTCGGCCAGACACTGGTGGTCCCGGGGCCGCTCGCGGGCCACCTTTCGGGAAGGTACGTCCAGGGTCCGAACGCGGCGCTGACCGCTGTCGCCGACTTTGGTGTGGCGCGGACGCTCGGTGCGGTTCAATTGACCCTCCAGAGCGTGCTCGGAGCGGCACCGCCCTACACGGGTTACCAATCGTACCGAGACGTCGCCATCGAGGTGAGTCTCGACACGGTGACGTGGACGGAGGTGTACTACACCTCCGTCACCGTGGACGGGTTCTCGACCCTCGTCGCCACGCTCGCGACGCCCGTGTCGGCGCGCTACGTCCGGGTCGTGGTCCGAACTGCGACATGGAACACGCCGACGTTCGTCACGATGACAAACGTCGCCGCGTTGTCCGACCTGAGGTTCACGCTGGCCCCTGGGGCGACGACAGGTCTCGACGGGGTCGGGGTCTGCGAGGGGGCGCAGATCACTCTGACCTGGGCAGAAGCAGAGTATGCTACCAGCTACGAGGTGGAAGTGACGCCCGGTGGGGTGTTTGCAGTCACCGGTACGACCTACGTCTTCGCGCCGGCGACGATCGGGATCGAGTACTCGATCCGGGTGCGAGGTATCAATGCCATCGGTGCAGGCGAGTGGTCACCCCCCCTCCTGATAACGCCGTGTATCGACGCCGCGTTCGACGCGTTTGAGGACGAGCCCGCATCGCCCACCATGCTTGCCGTTTGCCAAGGCGAGCAGGCGACCCTCTGGGCGTCGCCCATAGACGGTGGTGTGCGCTACCTTTTCCGCCGCTACGACGATGCGCAGGTGGCGATCGGGCTGCCAGCTGAGACAGTCTACGTCGGCCCGTTGCCAACGGTAGAGGCTCCCGTTGTGGACCGCCCGCTCCCCGTAGGTGTACAGGTCTGGTACACCGTGCAGGCGTTCGGCGGGGTGCCGACCGGGCCCGTGGAGGATATCGAGTCCTGGCCGGTCGCCTCCGTCGAGTCCGAGCCCGCCTACTTCACCCCCTGCCCAGTTGGCGCCGCCTGCGAATGCGATGGTTGGGTGCCACGCACAGACTGCCCCGATGAAAGCGTCGAAGACGGCCCGCTCTCGCCCGGCCTCGCGGAGCGCGTCGAGGACAGCGAAGCGGCAGTCACGGCGCTTGCGGCGCGGGTGGACACTCTGGAAACCACGCCATCGTCGGGAGCGAATTTAGCGGCGACTCGGGATGCGGTGAGCGTCACGATCACCAGCGATACTGGCACTGACGCGACAATCCCGGCGGCAACGACGGCGTTTGCCGGAGTGATGACAGCTGCGGACAAGACGGCGCTAGCGAGCAAGGCAGATCTTTCTTTTGGCAAGCTCGACCCCACGCAACTACCCGACCTGTCCATCGTGCAGTTTCTGGGCAGTGTGGCTTCCCAGGCCGCGATGTTGACGCTTGCCGGCCAGTACGGCGACTGGTGTATCCGCACGGACATTGGCACCGTTTGGGTAGTCACAGGCGCGAATCCGGCGATCATCGGGGGCTGGACGCAGCTTTCATATCCGACCGCCCCGGTGACGAGTGTTGCAGGCCGGACCGGCGCTGTGACCCTGGCCGAAACCGACGTCTCCCAGACGCGCCGAGCGGTGGCCGATGCGAACGTCACAGCAAGCGCAACGGATCGATATATCGTTCTTACCACGATCACGGCGGCGCGCACGATCACGCTGCCTGCGGCAAACTCGGTGTCGGCTGGGACAGAGATCGTCGTCGCGGACGAGAGTGGAAGCGTCACGCCGACTCTCACTCTCACCATCGCCCGCGCGGGTACAGACACTATCAACGGAGCGACGACTGAGACAATCACCCGCGCGCGGGGATGGCGGCGTCTGCGGTCCAACGGCGCGAACGCCTGGAGCTTCGATGCGGGCGTGTTGCGCGCGGGTAAAAACCTTTCCGACGTGGCGAGTCCCGTGACCGCCAGGGCAAATCTGGGCCTGATCATCGGCACCAACGTACAGGCCTACGATGCGGACCTCGCTGCCATCGCCGCTCTGACAAGCGCAGCCGACAAGCTGCCCTTTTTCACTGGCACAGCCGCGGCGGCGCTGACCGATTTGTCGGGCTTTGCCCGCACTCTGATCGACGATACAGACGCGGCGACGGCCCGGACGACGCTCGGCATCACCGCATCGTCAGGCTACCTCGCCCGGGCCGTGGTGGGCGGCACAACGTACCTGTTGCTGCCCGGTGTGAGCGTCCACGGGGTTGGCAGCGAGTGGCAGGCGGCTGGCTACGATTACTTCGAGCCGATCATCGTCGTGCGCCCGATCCAGATCAACGCACTAATTCTGCAGGCCATGGTGACGGGCGTCACTGCAGTGCGCACTGCGATCTACAATACCGACAGTGCAGGCACTCCAGGGAGCCTCGTCGAAGACCTGGGCGCGCAAAGCGTCAGCAGTGCCGATCAGATTCTGACGTTCACGCCATCAGGCGGGACGCGCACTCTTCCTGCGGGCCTGTACCTGCTGGCGCGTAACCAATCCGGAAACGGCGAGCTGCGTTTTTTTAAAACGAGTATGCCAGAGTTCGGCCTGCTGCGCAGCGATATCGCGAGCGGCCCATTTATCAAGCGTTTGTACGCCGTGCGCACCTACGGAGCGTTTCCCACTACCGCATCGACCGCATCGGTCGACGGATGGGCTTTTGACGGCATGATGCGCTCCCTGATGTTACGCATTAGCGGGACGCCGTAGCCTTCGGTCGCCGGGCCACTAAGGAGACTCATGCCGCGAACCGTCTACATCCTCGATCCGGATGCCATCCTCGATGAGGCCGTCTTGCAGCAGGCGGCCGTACTGGCCGTCGACGCGCTCGACGTCGTGCTCGGTGTGCCGCCGTCGATGCTGCGCGTGGGGGTGCTGCCGTCTGCGCGCGGCCTCGTCACCGCGCTCACGCCCGAAGAAGCTGCGGCAGAAGCCCTTGCAGAAGCGCGCGCACTTCTGCAAGGGGCTCTGGATGCGACCCCGCGTATCCAGAGCGAGGTGAACAAAGCACTTGCGGATTTCCTGGCCGCCGGTGGAGGACTTTCCTGATGCCAACTCCCGCGCGGCGCGTCCGGCTGGCTGCCGACATCGCCGAAGCGCCCGAAACCATCGCCGCGCTTAGGGCCGAGATCGGCAAGCTGAACCCGAAAGCTACGCGCACGCCAGCGCAGCGGCGCGACGCGCTCCTCATGCGGGCGCTGATTTTGTGCCTGCGCCTGCTGCTGTGCCAGTTCGGCACGCCGACCGACGCGACCCTCGACGATACCGGCGCTTCCTGAAGTAATATTATGCAAACCCTGCATAACGACACCCGTTTCTTAGGGATCGATGCGCGCACCGCGCCCGATCTTTTAGCGCCGGGATTCCTCACCGCGGCTGAGAACGTCCTGCTCGACGCGGACGGTCGCTTGTCCCAACGAGCGGGTTTTTCGCTCACCTGCGGTCTGGGTCACAATCCGAGCGCGGTATGCCCGTACGAAACGGCGTCCGGCCAGGCGGTGCTCGTTGTGGCAGGCGGGCGTCTTTACAACATGACGGGCGTGCCCGAGTTGGGCATGAGTCTGACGGAGATCGTCAACGAAGACAGCGCAACGGCATTCGATCTGGGCAGTGATGTTCTCATGGTGCGCTATGGCCGCTACGTTTACGGCACAGGCCAAGGCGGACTCTGGCGCTTCGACCCGGTGACAGGTACCGCCCGCTACGTCTCCGGGCTAAACCCCCCTGCGTTGGCCCCGCGCGTTGCCACTTCAGCGGCCGTTCTCGACAGCGCGACCGATGCGGCTACCTGGCAAGGCGTCGCCCCGCTCGCCTCTTACGTCAATCTGCTGTCCAATCCGAGCTTCGATGCGCCCGGCACCAACCAGCCGCCCAACGCGCCCTGGACAAGGCCGGTTGATACAGGTGGTACCAACACTGCCGACTCGCTCACGGCCACGGGATCGAGTGGTCGTATGACACCCCAAGTCGGGTCGTACGCTCTTTTGCTCGATTGGACTGCAGACGCGATCGAGCAAGAGGTGGTCGCGCCTACGGTGGCGCGTACGGCCAACGGCACGTTTCCGGCACAGACGACCAAGGCGGCGCGCAAGATGGTTGTGCGCCTCCTCATCCACCAAGCGCATCCGGCTGGTGAAAGCGACCTGGACGTTACCCTCTATGCGCTCGATGGGGCGACCACACCCGCCGTGCTGGGCCAGATCACGGCCAATGTCACGCAAGGTTACCAAGCGACTGCAGCCACCTGGGCGGTTAAGCAGCTCGTCTTCGACTTCAGCTTCCTTACGGTCGATCCGGCAAAATACCGATTGCGACTTCAGGGCGGCTCGCGCGCTGATACCGGGCTTGATGGTATCTACATCGACTACGCCGAGCTGGTCGCGGTTGACCCGCAGGCTGTGATCGCGTCGGCGGGCGGCGGCATCTCGGTTAAGTACCGCCCGCTTGCCAAGATCTACAGCCCGGTCAACAATACGCCAGGGTTCCTCACCGTAAACGACGCCATGCGGGCGACGGCGGGTTTTACCGTCACGCGTGGCTACGCAGGGGTGACGGGCACAGCAAACGACTACTCGGACGTTTCGGCGCTCTACATCGGGGTGCAGCTCGCCGCGCACATCCGCAGCGCGTTTCTCGCCGTGGGCACCCTGCCGCGCTTTCGGGTCGGTTTTCAGACGGTCGGGTCGACGGACGTTTTGTGGAGCCCGACTGGCGTGTGGGACGCCGACGGCGCCAGTATCGGCTTCGACATCGCGGGCGTTTCTCCCGCAGCACGGGAGCAGACGACCGCACTGCACCTGCAATGCCTCGATTCGGTGCCCTCGACAGGCGATTTCCCGTTCGACGCGCTCTTTGCCGTGATCGGCCCCATAGCGTCGGGCACGGCGCTGGGTGTGGGGCTCACCTACGCCTACCGGGTCGAAGAGTGGCGCCGAACGGCAGCGCCGCCTGGTCCCGACGATCTGCTCGGATACGGGCGCGTGGCGGGCGCGCAGTCCTCGGGCTCGCCCCTCTCCGCGGAGGTGACGACGACCGGCCTGCGCGCTCAGGTGCAGGTGACTCTCGCCCCCCCCGTCAACACGATCACCGCCCCCGCGCAGGGCTTTTACCTGCTCTACCGACGTGGCGGCACCTACGACGACGGGCGCGAGTGGCTCGTCGACGTTTTGCCAATGGGAACGAGTGTGCTGCGCGGGGGCGTCCTGATCTGGGACGCGACAACGCGGGTTTACCAGGACAACATCCCCGACAGCACGCTCGACGGCCGACCGTACTACGAGATCGGGCGTGATCTGCCGCCGGTAAATCCGTCTTGCATCGCGGTCTATGGCGGGCGGTTGGCCCTGGGAGCAGGCAACACAATCTATCTGTCGTGGCTTCTACAAGATGGCATTGAGGAAGGGATCTATTTCTCGAACGTCTCGATCGCTCTCGACGATCCGAACGCGGCGCTGAAGGGTGTTTCCTTTACCATCTCGTCCTCAGACGATTCCGAGCCGATCCTCTCGCTCACGGCGTTTCGCGGCCAGCTACTGGTTCACCGGCTGAACTCGTTCTCCGTGGTGACGGGCTCGGACCCAGCGACTCTGGCTGCGAGCGCTCCGCAAATCGGCCCGCGCTTCGGTCTGGCCGCAAAACGGGCAATTTGCATTGCGCAAAACGAGCTGTGGTGGCTGTCGGGCGATGGCATCGTGGCGTATGCGGGCGGCGGCTCAGACGCCTCGGGGCGGGTGTATCTGGCGGGCAGCACGGCAAAGCGCGGCGAGAGCGTCCTGCCCATCCTACGTGAGGCAGGCGGCCCGGGCTTGTCGGGATTAGCGGGGTGGAGCAGCGCGCAGATGCTTTACCACGACGGCCGGGTGTACGTGCTCGTGCAAGGGCCGCCCGTGCTGCGTCCCGGATCGGCTCCGGCGCTCATCGTCGCCAACTCACGGCTGCTTGTCTACGACGCCCGCTTCGGCGACGCGGTAGCGCGCAGCGGCTGGACCCTGCTCACCGGGGCGACGTTCGCCACCCTGGCCTCGTTTGCCGGCGTGCGCGGCTCGACCCTTCTGCTCCTTGGCAGCAATGTCGCCGCGTCTCAGAAGGGTGTCTTCGTTTTCCCGACCGGGCCGACCAGCGGTGCCAGCGTCTGGGCGGATGCTAACCGGAGCGGGACGGTCCCGACGGTGACCATACGCTCGCGCGAGTATGGCCTGGACGGTGGCGGCAAGGCGCGATTCTCAGCCAGCGTCGCTACCCAACTGGAACTGCTGGCAACGGGCAGCGCTGCTGCGGCCGTGACCGTTTTGTGGTCGGTCGTGGGGCGTGGAACCGGGCCGGACGCTGTGGCAACGGGAACAGCAATTTTTAAAACGGGAGTGCGGGCGGTGCGCATCCGCAAAATGCGCTCGGTGCTGGGCACGACCCACCGAGTCGATGTGGTTGTGGCAGGCGCAGCAGGCTTTGGCCTGTCGGGCATCGGCCTGTCGGTGAGCGAGCGGCGCGTGACAGGCCGGGGCTGACCCCGAGCCACGGAGCTACCAAGCTCCGTGAAGGAGCTACCAAGCTCCGTGAAGGAGCTACCAAGCTCCGTGAAGGAGCTACCAAGCTCCGTGAAGGAGCTACCAAGCTCCGTGAAGGAGCTACCAAGCTCCGTGAAGGAAACGAGAATGGGACTGCTTCAAGGGATTGGGAAAGTTTTGGGCCTGAGCGGGCAGAAGCGCTCGGGGTACTGGGGGCAGGCGGCAACCGCTCTTGGTCAACAAGCGGGACTCGGCGCACAGTACGGCCAGCTTGCGCGGCAGGGGCAGGAGCGCGCATCGCGTTTCACGCCCCAGTACGATGCCGCCGTGCAGAATCAGGCCGATTACCTGCGGCGAAACCCGTACGATCCGCAGCGCATGGACAGCTTATACAACCAGCGCACAGCCGTGGGCAACGCCGCCTTCGACCGTTCGGGCGCGGCAATCCAGAACAGCCTTGCCCGGCGTGGGATCGGGGGCGGGGTGCTCGCCGGCGCGCTCGCGGGCAACGAGATCGGACGCGCCCGTCTTCAGGCGGGTGTGCGCGGCCAGCTCGGCAATGAAGCTTACGCAAGCGAAGGGATGCGCCTCTCGCAGCTTGCGCAGCTTCTGGGCCAGGAGCGGGCAGGCGGCCTGTCCATGCAGATGGCCGGGGCGGGCGCGCAGGGCGGCGTCTATGGCAATCTGGCGCAAGGGTACGCACACCTCGGCGGCAGTGAGGACCAGTTCAACCAAGCAAACTCGCCGCTAGGTGCCATCGCTCAGCTTGCGGGCGCCTACGGCCAGTACCAGGGTATGGGCATGGGGGGGGGGGGCGCGGGCGGTATGGCGCAGGAGCCGGGCGTGACAGCTTCTGCGCCGATCGATCCACAGCTTCTTGCCCTGATGCGCCGCCGCCTGGGGAACGTGACCCCTGCGAATCAAGAGGCCTTCGATTACTACGGAGGTGGCTAATATGATCGGTCTGGATATCGGGGGGCTCATGGCGCTGCTGGAAAAGCGCCGACGTGACACGTCTCCAGTCCTCGCTGGCGGTAGCGACCCGCGCGTCTTCACGGAGCTTGGTAGCTCCGTCCGGTCCCGTCCGCTCGCCCTGGTGCGGGACGGCGTTTCCGACCCGCTCGACGTAGCTCCCGACCTGCCGCAAGATCCCACACGGAGCTTGGTAGCTCCGTCCGGGTCGGTTTCGCGCCCGCCTCACCCGACGCTAGTCGGTGGCTCTTACGCCTACGAGCCCGCGCCGACCATGGCCCCGCTGCCGGGTGCGCCGCGCCACTCCCTCCCTGAGGAACGGGCCTCGCTGGGTCGTGGTGCCCTACTCGGTGGGCTAACGGGCTTGCTGTTGGGTCAGGGGCTGCGCGGGGCTGCTGCGGGCGCGGGCGGCTTCGCGCAGGGCTTTGGACAGGGGGCGGATCGGGCGGACGCGATTCGGCGTCAGCAGTGGGGAGACCAGATCCACCAGCAGCTGCAGGACTTCAGCCATCAGCGCCAAGGCTGGGCGGATAAAACGGCGCTGACAGACCGGCAGATGCGCGCAGACGGGATGCAAAACGCAAACGCTCTGCGCACCTACCAGACCGATATGGCCGCCTACGAGCAGGCGATGAACCGGTTCCAGCGAGAAGCACAGGCCAAAGCCGACCGGGCAAGTCGAGAAGCGGTTGTAGGAAACACTCTTGCCGAGCAGCGGCGGCAGTTCGACACGGCGCAGCCGCACAAGATCAAGCAGATACAGTCGCAAAACCACTACCGCGCAGCGATGGCCGACTTTCTAGGCACGCGCGCAGCCGATATCGCCGCAGACAACAACCACATAAAAAAGAAAGACGCAGCGGACCGGCGGCTCGCTAAGCAGCGTCTGGCGAACGAACTGGAGCGTATCGCCCTAGCAGAGCGCTCGCGCAAAGACCGATTGCAGTTGGGGACGCAGAGCAACCAGATTCAAGCGCGGCGCGCGGCGACTGAGCGGGGCAAGAAGCTGACCTGGGCCGACGTGCAGAAAAGTCTGGCCGACATCGCCGCCCGTGCCTCCGTGCTGGAATCGCCTGTACGCGTCGATTTCGACGAAGTCGATAAAAAGGGCGGATTTTCCAGAAAGGGGACACGTTACGATCCGGCACCCAGCGAGAAGGTGGCGGCAGCCCTCGCGCTGCGAGATGCGATCATAGCCAAAGCGGCCGAGTGGGGGTACATGGTCGAGTTTCAAAATGGTCGGCCAATCTACACAAAGGCGGGACGTCGTCCTAGCGGCGGCTATCTGGATGGGGGCGCAGGAAAACGCTGATGCCAGATATCATTGGGCGCAGCGCCCGGACGGGGCGACAGTACCAGATCCGCTACAATGGCCCCGGCGCGCTGACGGATCGCGAGATCCAGCGCGCTGTCGACAAGGCCGAGGCCGACAACGAGGGGTACGACATCGAGCGGATCGTCGTCCAACCCGCCGGAGCGAGCGGGGATCAGCCCGTCCTCACCCTGGCGAAGGAACGGCCTGTGGGCACCGTAGCCGCGGGCCTTGGCGCTCGGCTGGAGGGCGAGATGCGCGTCCGCACAGGCCGTCTGGCCGCCCGCCTAGGGACGGTCGAGCCTGTCCAACAGATGCGCCCGGTGTCAGACTCGCCGCTCTTGCGCCTGCTGGCAAACGTCAAGACCGGCATCTACGATTCGTCCCAGCGCCTGGCGGACGGGATGACCCTGAAGAACGCTGCGCCTGAGCGGGCCAAAAACGCGGCGCAGTTTTTGGCCCAGACCTTGCCAGAGTCGACCATGCGGGCGCTGGCGGGCATCGCAACGAGCCCCATAACCGCGCCTGGTGCCCTGCTGCAGAACGTCATGAACGCGGGTACACGCCGCGCCTACGGCCAGGAGCAGGCGTCAAACAGAGACCCGCTGACGCGCATGGCAGGAGCGGGCGAGCAAAGGGCAGCGGGCAAGGATCTGGTGTTCGGCACACTGGGTGCTGCCGTACCGTTCTCGGGCGAGATTCGGGCGGCGACGGATGGCGGCGTCGGTAGCGCGTGGGACGCGCTGAAAGAGCGTGCATTATCGGACCCGATATCGCTGGGGATCGACGCCGTTCCAGTGGTTGGTGCATTACGTGGAGGTGTCGGTGCCACCAAAGCAGCCAGTCTGGCCAGGTCTGCCTTGCGGAAACCTCTCCCTGTGAGCACCGTTCCGATCCAGGTACATTCGCCCAACCATGGGGCTTCGCCGAGGACGGCGACTGTAGCAACCGAAGCGCCGCGCCCCTACGCGCACGTGAAGCGGGGCAGCGAACGGGCTCGCCTGGCACCGGAGGATCTGGAGCAATTCCCTGGTGGGACCGGCCCGATGGCTTTCACCTTCGGGGATGCCACCAACAACGGGATGTACGTCAATCCGACGACCGGGGCACAAGTACGGCTCCATGGTGGCATTGGCTACTCGCTCGATGACGAACACTTCGGCCGCTTTGCATGGGCGTCTAAGGGAGCGCGCCAGGCAAATGCGATCCCTCGTCGCGCACAAGAGACCGGCGGCCTAGTCCATGTTGTCAACATGAAGCCCGAGGCCATGCTAACGAGCCAGCACGGTGTCCTCGTGCTCCAGGCTGAAATCGACGCCGCCATCCGGAACGGCACCGCTACTCCAAGCGACTTTCTGCATATGGTTAACGCGGTAATAGAGATGAAGGGGGGGAAGCCGATCCAGCTTCTGGGGCGTCGTCCCGAACAAGCGCTGGCCACTCTGGCGGATCACCTCACGGTTTTATCGTTTGAACAGCGGAAGCGCATTGTTCAGGCAGCGCTCAGCAAAAAGCAAAAATGGCTCCCTGACTACGAAACCGTGTTACCCCTCATGCGCGATCCCGCACTTGAGGGGGCACGAGCTGGAGACATCGTTGGATCGCTGTATGTCGATCCAAAGGGGCAGCCCGTCCCTGCTCGCGTACTGGGCGCTCCGGAGCACCCGGCCTACCCCCTGGCGATACCTGGCACCGGCCTCGGTCTTGCATCTACCAGGCCCCATCTGCAGGAACTACTAACCGACCTGTTTGAACAGGTGAGAAACGACATCTCCCAGCGTTGGGCAGCGCAAGGCAAAAAAGGGAAAAATGGTGTTCCGGCTATTCCCAGCGACGCCGAAGTGTACAATGAAGTCAGCCTACTACTGGAGCGCAAACATGATAACGTCTGGACAGGAAACAGAGATGCCGCCGCAACACAGCTCACTCAACCCCGACCTGGTGGAGTTCTTCGCGGCACTGTGGGCGGAAGCGACGCGCCTGGAACGGCAGCGTATGGCAGCCTCGCAAACGACCAAGCCCTATCTGGTGGCGGCAGGGATTCTATCCGAGGACGGGCAGAACCAGCCGGTGGCGGCGAGCTTGCAGCGGGGGGCGAGTCCCGAGCACCGAATCTAGCCCGAGCACCGAATCTAGTTCGAGGCCCCCATCCACCGACCCGCCACAACCTGCCGTCGATCGAAGAGAGGTTCGGTAATCTGATCGGCGGCCCGCAGGCGCGCTCCGCCTTGCATCATTCGGATTCGGGCAGGAGTGGTACTGCGCCCAGCTCTCTCCCCTTGGGCGGGATGACGCGTGCGGCACAGCACGCGCTCGCCGAGCGCCTGGGCTACGAACTCGATTCGGACGGCAACATCCCTCGTACGCATGCCCAAACCATCGAACGCGCCCTGGCACGACGCGATGAACTCAGCGCCCTGATCGACGAGCGCGAGCCGGGACGCGACGTGCCGGGCAGCAATGAGGAAATGGTGATCGTTGACCTGCGCCAGCAAGAGGCCGAACAACGGTATACCGCCCTAGCGCACGACGCGCCTGAGACCGAGCGCCTAGCCGCGCTGGCGGAAATCTCAGGACTTGGACGGCTCAAGGTGGCGTGGGGTCGCGAAGCAGGTCGCAACCTTGGTTTTATTCGGGCGGTTGTCCCCGACCCGACGAGCGTTGCTCACACCATCACGGCTGTCGAGAAGGCAGTTGGCGAGGACCTCTCGCCAGCGTCGCGACAGTGGTTTGCGAAAAAGGCGACGGAGGCAAAGGAAGCCAAGGAGAAGATCGACGCGCAGATCGCCACGCGGGGTGAGAAAGCGGCAGCCAAGCTCCGCGGTCAGTTCGCCCGCTTCGATACGAGCGCGGAGTCGATGCAGACGCAGATCAAGGCGTTGCAAAAACAGGCCCGCAAATCGAATCGTTTGCGCGGGCGGCTCGCCAGTAAAACGGAAGCCGCGCAAACCGCTGCACAGGAAGCGGCAGATGCAGCTGCAACTGCCCAGGGTGAGTACGACGCGACGCTCGTGCCGAAAGCCACCCAGCGCACTCAGGCGGCGGCAGAGCAACGACTCCTGCGTGCAAACGAGGTGGCCGCACAGAGACAGGCCGCCATCAAGGGGCTGGAAGAGGAGCTTCGAAATCTCGAGACGAAGCGGCCGTATCTTGATAAACAGATCGCCGCGCTAAAAGCGGAAATCCCCGTGGCGCGCCGGGAGAACCGCATGGCAGAACGCTCGGCGGAGCGACTACAGCAGCGCCTCGATGCGCTCACTGCCCAGGCCTACGAGTCGACCCAGCGCAAGGAACGGCTGGTTTCAGATCTTGCCAGCAAGAGAGCGGCGATGCGCAAGCAGGCGGCGGCAGATGAGCGCATCGCTACGCTCGGCGCAGACCGAGCGCGCCGCACTCCGCATCTCAATCCGTATATCGATGTCGCGCTTGGGGAGTACACTGCCGGTGCGACCAAGCTCGACCTCTTGGCCCGGCGACTCAAGGCGAAGATCGGGACGGATCTACCGATAGATCTCGTCGAGGAGCTTTTCAAAGAAGCCGCCGCGCGGTACAAGGTCGACTACAAGGCCGTCGACGATATCGCGTTTGAGATGTCCCAGCGCGTCGAGCGAGAGCTGCGCCAGCGCAAGTCCTTCGTTCTTCGGGGATTCGCGGCGCTGGGCGATATAGCGAACGCGCACCAAACGATGCTTGCGAGCGGCGATCTATCGGGTCTTGGCCGCCAGGGAGGGCTGGTCAGCGGTCCGAACATGCTCGGTCTGCGTGGCCGCACCGGGCTACAAAGTATGTTTGGCGGTGCGGGTAGCAGCGGGGCGATCCGCGACATGCTCCGCGCTGGAGGGAGCGAGAACGAGCTAGCCCGGCAAGAGGCCGGACTCTCCGCCCGGCAGACCCGGCTCTACGGCGACGCGAATCACTACGAGAGGGTCGGTCTGGATCTGACGACGACAGATCGCAAGGCAGGTGCGGCATTCCACGAGGAAGAGTTTCGATCGTCGCCGGCGGAGCGCATCCCGGTCCTCGGGCGCGGCGTCGCGGCGTCTGAGCGCGCCTACAATGCGGTCCTGAACCGGCTGCGGGCAGATCAGTTTGACTACATGGTCCGGGGGCTCAAAAGCACGGGTGAGCAGCTCACGCGCGACCAGGAGGTCATGGCGCGATGGACCAACGTGCTGACCGGGCGCGGCGATCTGCGCGAGTTCGGCAAGCCCGAAAACGCGGCTGTGGTCGCATCGGCTTTGGCCAACAGCGTGACCTGGTCGCCCCGTTTCGCCCTGTCGCGCGCCCAGTTCATCGTCGCGCCACTGAACCCGATGAGCGCCATGTATGCCCGTGGCATCAGCCGCCAAGCACGGCTGCGCATCGCGGGAGATCTGGCAAAAACGTGGGCATCGATCTACACCACGATGCTGCTGGCGCGGCAAGTGGGGTGTCAGGTCGAGCTCGATCCCAGACACCAAGATTTCGGACTCATCCAACTGCCTGGCAGCGACCTAGAGATCGACGCCATGGCCGGACTACGGCCGACCATGCGCGCCAGCAGCAGGATGCTGACGAACACTACGCTAGACTCGCGCAATGGCATGACAAACAAGCAGCCAAAGCCTCACGATACCGACTACCCTCTCGAATTGGGGAAGTTCCTCTTCGGCAAGAGCCGCCCTGTGATTGGCCTCGGGACAGAGACGTTGTCGGGACACACGACAACCGGCGAAAAATTCGACGCGCCGGAGGCGGCGACGCAGCTCCTGCTCAATATCGGCGTGGCGGATATGGTGCGCGGTTTCCGCGCACAGGGCTACAGCCAGCAGACGGCGGCAGAACTCGCGGCAGCGTTCACACTATCGACCCTCGGTGTGGGCGCCAGTGTGCGCGACCGGTTCGGCGAGGAGGCGGATCGGCACTTTGACCGGAAAATTCAGCGGCTCCTCCCTGACGAGCCCGCCGGTTTGTGGAACGTGATCAGCAACGGCTTCGCTCGGGGCGAGCGCTAAAAACCCCGTTCGTCCTCTTCGGTCGCCGAGCGCGGCACCTTGACCACGGAGCTTGGTAGTTCCGCCATGGTCCGAGCTACACCCAACTCCGAAAGAGTCATCATGCCATCCAAGAAAATAGGAATTGCCTTGAACCTATCTCTTCTTTACGTCTTCGAGTGGATCTGCGCGATCACCCCGGGAAAGGTCGAGAAATTGAGCCTCATCCCGCTCGTCTTCATCGTCGCCGACACGTTCACCGGCGTCGCCGTGGCCGCGATGCGCGGCAGGCTTTCCTCCCGGCTGCTGTGGCAAAAGGCTCTGCTCAAGACCAGTGCGTACACCGCCTTTCTGCTCGTCGGCTTCACCGTCTCGGCGATCACGCAGCAAGAGATCCACCTTATGGCCGCGCTTGGGCTCATCACTGGCGCTGAGATCGTGAGCCTGGGCGAGAACGTCATCGCCATGCGCGCCTGGGGACTCTACTTCGGCCCAGCAAACGCCTGGCTGGAGAAGATCGGCGGGCTGTTCCCCACCCCGGATAGTCCAAGTAGCAAAGACCCACAGGCCGAGTCGCCAGACCCGGCGAATGTCCCACCCGAGTCGCCAGACCCGGCGAATGTCCCACAGGCGCCACCGACACCACCGACTTCGACAGGAGGACCGACACCGTGAAACTACCGATCTGGCTCAAATGGGCAATCTGTCAGGCGCTAGGCACCGTGAAAGGAAACATGGTGCTCTCTTTTTTGGAAGGCCCGCTCGGCGCGATCATCGACGCCGCGGCGAAGGGGGGGCCGTCGAGCGTGCTGGAGAAAGCCGACGCGGAGCTTCAGCGCGTCGCCCGGCTCCTCTCTGGCGGGGCGGGTACCCGGTGAAAAAGAGCACCTTGCAGGCGGTTAACCAGACCGACCCGCCGGTTCCTCATGGACGCGCCGGGATCGTGCGCGTCTACGGCAACCCGATGCGGGCGGACGGCAGTCTCTCAGGGGAGTGGGTGGAGGCCAATATCACGACCATTACCCTGCCGTATCCCTGTCGTCTGGCTTGGGACACGGACACAGTCGTGACGCGTATTTCCTGTCACCGGCTCGTGGCGGGCGATCTGAAACAGATCTTCACCGACATCCTTGCCTATGCACGCGCCCTCGTCAAGCACCGCGACGGGTACACGCTCTCGACCGATTACTATGATGCCGCCGCGCTGCTCCTGGTGTCGGCGCAAGGGCTCGATCTCTACGGTGGCTGCTTCAACTTCCGCCACAAACGCGCCGTGTCTCGCCTGTCGACGCACTCGTGGGGCATCGCGATCGACATCGACCCGGAGAGAAACGGCCTCGGGGACACGACGCCTGCCCTCCCAATGTGGGCAGTAGAGATTTTCAAACGCTACGGCTGGGCGTGGGGCGGCGACTTTGTCGGACGCAAAGACCCGATGCACTTCCAGCGCGCAACCGGCTACTGA